CGCCCCCCCCGGTTGCGCCCAAGAAGCCTGAGCCGACCCCGTCGGTTGAGCCCAAGAAGCCTGAGCCGACCCCGTCGGTTGAGGCGCCGACTCTCGCCCGGACGGGGTCTGCTGCAGGAGGGGGCTTGGCTCTGGCCGTCGCTTTGATCGTGTTCGGGCTCATCGTCCGCAACCGTAACGTCCGATAATCTGCTAGGAACTGAACCGGCTCCCCGCTTGACAAGGCTGGGGGCCGGTTCTATGCTGAAGCACATGACCAACCCAATATTTGAAATGGTTCAGCGGGCGTCCGCCGCTGAGCTGAGCGGCCTCCCCTACGGCCACTTGAAAGCCGCTCAGAAGGCCCGGGCACTGACGTCCTCACTTCTCTTCGCTCTTGACCGGGGCAACGCGATGGAAAGTGCTGAGCGCGTCGCCTCGGTCTGCGAGGCCACCCTCGTGCTGTGCCGCGAGATCGACCGGAGCCTCGGCGACCCAATCGGATCACAGGGCGATCCAGCCCACGTCGCCTATGAGGGCTGCGCTACTGAAGGGGCGGTTAGCCCCAATGAGCTCCTGTTGCGCCTCGACGACTTCTCCCACCGCACCGACGGGCTGCCCGACGGCGATGAAGTGCTGAGCCTCGGCATGGTCGCCTGCCTCGTGCGAGAGGGGCTCCCACTGTGAATGCCCCCCGCACCATCACCCCCGACGACTTCCCCGACTGGTCGCACGCCTTCGACGGCGAAGTCAGCTACCCGCTCCCGGGATCGCTCCTTGAGCCGCTCCTTACCGCGTCGTGCTGGTCGGCCTGGCTGCGCGTCCTGGTCCTAGCCCACGCGGTCGGTGCCTCGGAGGCACAGGCATGACCGCGTCGCTCACACCGGAGCAGGAGGCATCCCGGGCATGGCTCGTAAGCCACCCGAGGGGGCTCCTCATCGCGGGCATGGGCACCGGCAAGACGTGGACGACGCTCTGTGCGCTGGCCGACCTGCCGGCTGACGCCTTCCCTGCCCTCGTCCTGGCACCGCCAACAGTCAGTGAGTCTACGTGGTCTGACGAGGCCGAGCGCCGCAGCATCCCGCTTATCGTTGAGGCCGCACCGCGCACTCCAGCGACTAAGCGCCGCGCCGCCCTGGCGGGGACGTTGGCCGACGTCGTGGTGCTCTCCAGCGCCTCGATCCGAGACGCCGTGCTCAGCGACACAGTGTGGCGCACGGTGGTGGTCGATGAGGCCAGCCAGTACATGACCCCCTCAGCGAGCCGAGGCGAGTCCCAGCGCGCCCGCGCCCTGCGCGAGCTCGCGGCCCAGGCTGACCGCCTGTGGCTGCTGACCGGCACGCCCGGCCACGACCCGGTCGGGGTGTGGTCGCTGGTGCGGATGCTCGACGGCGGCGATCGCCTCGGCAAGACGGTCACTCGCGCTCGGGACGAGTACCTCACCGAGGGGCGAGCGCTCCCGACCGGCTCCCGAGTCGGCCGCGAACCCCGCCCGGGGGCGATGCAGCGTCTCATCCGCAAGGCCTCCGACGTGATGCGGTACGCCGGGGCAGGCGAGGAGCTCGTGCTGCCCGAGGTGGGGTACCAAGCGCTCACCCCGATCATGGGGCGTGAGGCCGTGCGCATGAGCCGGGAGCTCCTCGCCGACGGCGTGACTCGCCTGCCCGACGGCCGCGAGGTCTACACCTCCGGCCCGGGCGCGGTGGCGGGCCTGATGCACCAGCTCACCACCGGAGCGATCTGGTATCGGCCGCCTCTCGACCCCGACGCGGAGCCGGAGCTGGTTCAGGTGGACCGCACCCGACCGGCGCTCGCCTACGCTGCGTCGGCGGTGCGCGCCCGGCGCATGACCACTGGCCGGGGCGTCCTGGTGATGACTTGGTTCAGGCACGAGGAGCCGTATCTGAGGTCTCAGCTGAGGGAGATGCGCATCGGCTCGGCCAAGCGTGCCGAGGATCGCGCAGCGTTTAACGCTGGCAACCTCGATGTGCTGATCGCCCACCCGGCGTCTGCCGGTCACGGCCTCAACCTCCAGTTCGGTGGCGAGTCGTTGGTGTGGTCCTGCCTGCCGTGGTCGCTGGAGCTGTGGGAACAGGCCAACGCCCGCCTCGCTCGGCCAGGCCAGACGGCAGAGCACGTGTCCTGCCAGTTCAACGTGCCGGTGTACGACCGGGGAGAGCCCTCGATTGCATCAGCGATCTGGGACGCGCTGGGCCGTAAGGCTGACATTCAGCGGACGGTGTTCACCGCGCTCGGCTTGAGTGACGAGGGGCACGGGGATACCAACTTGACCGATTCGGATGACCCCGCATATATTTGAGCCATGGACGATGACATCCGCAAGGAGGTGGACAGCCTCAGAACCTTGATAGTGAAGCAGGAGACAAGTCTCTCCCGCTTCATCACCGAGCGCCGCAGGGCGCTCAACCGGCTCCACAAACTGGGCCTCCCGTGGCCCATGATCGCCGACGAGGTCGGGGTCACCACGCAGACAGCGATGCGCTGGGCGGGTAAGTTTGAGCGTCGGAGCAGGAAGGGGGTGGGAAACCGATGATTATCGGACTCTGGCACTACTACCGGGCCAAGCAGCGCGGGGAGCGCTACCTCTGGATCTTCTGATCGAGAGCATGATCGCTACCCAACTCAACTCAACTCAACTCAACTCAACCCGATAGGAACAACAGATATGAGTGTCAACGTCACCACCGGCCCCGCGACCCTGTCCTGGCCCCACCTGACCGAGCTGGAGGTCCGTAACGGCAACAGCAAGCCGAAGGTGTCCACAGCCGTCTTGGTCCCCAAGAGCGACACGGCCACCATCGAGGCGCTGAAGGCCGCCGTGCGCGAGGCCGCTACGGAGAAGTGGGGCACCAAGGTCCCGAAGAACCTGCGCACCCCGCTCAAGGACGGAGACAACAGCGACTATGAGGAGCAGGCTGGCCACATCACCTTCAACGCCTCCTCGATTCGCCGCGCCCCGATCGTGGGTACCGACCTCCTTCCGCTCTCCGACGAGAGGATCGCCGAAGAGGTCTACGGCGGCCAGAAGGCCCGCGTCGCAGTCCGCGCCTTCGCCTACGAGGTGGACGGGTCCAAGGGGGTTTCCTTAGGACTCCAGATGGTCCAGATCCTCGGCGGCGGCGAGCGCTTCGGCAGCGGTGCTGCGTCGGCCGAGAGCCTGTTCGGACCCGCCCAGCCGTCTATCAGTCAGCCCGCGGCTGACGAGGACCCCCTCGCCGGTCTGGTGTGAGGCCCGAGACCCCGGTAGAGCGGGCGCTGGTCGCAGCGGTCAGCGCCCGCGGGGGGCTGGCGATCAAGCTGGCCCCCACGATGCGTGGGCTCCCCGACAGGCTGATCCTCCTCCCGAACGGGGAGATGCGGCTGGTCGAGCTCAAGGCCCCAGGCGAGACGCCGCGGGAGTCGCAGATGATGGTCCACCGACACCTAGAAGCCATGGGCCACCCAGTCACCACAATCGACACAACAGAAGGGGCGAGGAGATGGGCCGAGAAGCACGTGACGCGGTGAATCACCCCAGCCACTACGCCGAAGGCTGGTCCAACGGCGCTGAGGTCATCGACATCACGGAGAACCTGAACTTCAACCGCGGGAACGCGGTCAAGTACATCGCCCGGGCAGGGCGCAAGGACGCAATGAAGACCATCGAGGACCTGAAGAAGGCGAGGTGGTACATCGACAGGGAGCTGAAGAGACTAGGGGATGCGTGAGTAAGTGACGAATCCCCCGGGCCGCAGAACTTGCGGACACCGGGGGATTCGTCATATTCTGTAGCCATGCCAAACCTGTACCTCGACACCGAGACATACTCCAGTATCGACATCTCGGCCGGCGCGCACCGCTACGCTGAGAGCCCTGAGGCCTGCATCACTCTCGCAATGTGGGCGCTCGACGACGAGCCCGTGAAGATCACCGAGGGGCCGACCACTGAGGGCCACGACCCGGCGCTGTGGGGGGAGTTCCTCGACCTGGTCCAGGACTGCGACATCACCAAGGTGGCCCACAACGCCGCCTTCGACCGAATCCAGATCAGCGCGTACACCCACGGTCGCGCAACCGGCACGTACCTCGACCCCGCAGAGTGGGTAGACACCATGCACTGGGCCTACCTACTCGGCCTCCCGGGCTCGCTGAAGGGGCTTGCCGAGGTGCTGAAGTGCGACGACAAGGACACGGCCGGGACGCTCCTTATCAACCGCTTCGCCAAGCCGCAGCCGGCGACCAAGACGTTTCGCGGCGGCCGCCGGCTGCCGGGCGATGACCCCGATCGGTGGGCCGAGTTCCGCGCCTACGGCATCCAGGACGTCGAGGTTCTCCGTCAGGTTCACCGAGCGCTGGAGCGTGAGTGGCTGGCCGTCGCTCGGAGCCCCTTGCCGTACGAGCGCACTATTGAGCGCGCCGTCGAGCTCACCGCCGAGAAGATCACGGACGCAGGCCTGCCCCTCGACGTCGAGCTGCTCCACGCGCTCCAGCGCTGCGAGGACGACAACGTGCGCGCCCAGGCAGAGGAGCTGAAGCGGATCACCGGCCTCGCGAACCCGAACAGCACCGCCCAGCTCCACACTTGGTTCGCGTCGAAGGGGATCAGCCTCCCCGATCTTCGCCGCGGGACCGTCGAGCCCCTGGCCACGGATGAGTCGCTGCCGGCCGAGGTGCGCCGGGTCGCCGAGCTTCGGGTGGCGTCCGCGCGTGTCGCGGGTAAGAAGCTCGCGGCCGCCGAGCTGCGGCGGGGTGCAGGAGACCGAGCCCGCGGGACTCTCCGCTACCTCGGCGCGCACACCGGACGCTGGAGCGGTAGCGGCTTCCAGCCGCAGAACCTCCCCCGGGAGCAGCTGCCCAAGGGCGAGACCGTTGACGACGTGCTCGACAAGTGCCTGCTTGGCGATCCGGTCAGCCCCGTGGAGGTGGCGGCATGCGTGCGCTCGGTCATCACCGGCCCCCTGATCGTCTGCGACTACACCTCCATCGAGGCCATCGTGCTGGCCTGGCTCGCCGGCGAGCAGTGGGTCCTCGACGCCTACGAGGCCAAGCGGGACCTCTACGTCGAGACCGCATCGCGCATGAGCTCCGCCGTCGGACACGAGATGACTCGCCAGGAGGGCAAGACCGCCCTGCTCGGCTGCGGCTACGGTGCGGGGCCGAACGGCCTGAGGGCGTTCGCCGGCGACGGCCCGAGCGACGAGGCGCTTCAGGCCCAGGTGGATGCGTGGCGCCAATCTAACCCCCACATCACGGCGCTGTGGGGCCAGCTCGGCCGCGAGTTCCGAACCGGTGGAGACCGCATCGTCGCTGGGCGGGACTCCTTCGGTCGGGCTTTCCGCCGGATGCTCCTGCCGAGCGGCCGGACCCTGATCTACCGGGGCATCCGCGCCACACAGGACCGCTGGGGCCGCCCGTCAGTGGCGTTCTGGGATGTGCGCCGTGGGATCGCCGTCGAGACGTTCGGCGGCCGCCTGACGGAGAACCTCGTGCAGGCCGTGGCACGCGACTGCCTGGCATCAGCGATGGTGCGGCTGGACCGAGCGGGGTTCGAGATCGTGGCCCACGTACATGACGAGGTGCTTATCAAGGGCCCGTCGGAGTGGTGGGACTACTCGGCTGGAGAGCCGTCCGCCGCCGGAGTCGAGGCGTTCCGCAGGGTCCGAGACATCATGAGCGCCGATCTGCCGTGGGCGCCGGGGCTGCGCCTGCGCGCCGCCGGCGGAGTCGTGGATCGCTACAGGAAGCTTACGGACGCGGATGAGCTTGACTAGACGCAGAACATCTGTGTACCTTTGTGACAACCCCAACCAGAGAGGAACCTCGATGGAGACCTACAGTCTCACTCATGCAGAGACAGAACTCAGAAAACACCTCGACCTGAGCAAAGCGAGGATTACGCGGACGGACAGGGCTCTTGTGGTCCTCTGCAAAGGGAAGAGCGGCACAAGCACGGTAGAGCGCGCCCTGACTCTACACTGCAGCGGGCGGTGGGAGCTCTCCGGATACCCTTCGTTCGGCGCCTCTGCAAGGATCATCGCGAACAGGAAACCGGTCCGAGAAGGTAACAGGCTACCTAATCGAGACCTGCGGAAAATCGTCTCCGTACTGCGTCAGGCGGCGGCATGAAGCGCCAACTCAGCCCAATCGCCGTCGAGCATGACGAGCGCGCCACGGCAGAAATCTGTGACCATCTCGAGGACCTCGCCTGCCACCGAGGCCAGTACTACCCCCGAGACATGAGGCGAATCGCTGGACCGCTTGGGGCCAAGACAGGCAACCTGTCCGAGCGCCTCGCTCGCCGGCCCGAGTGGACCATCGGGGAGGTGTTCGCCCTGGCCGATGCGGGGCTCCTCCCTGGGTCGCTGCGGAGCCGCATCGCTTTGGCGATGGGAGCCTCGGACGGTGAAGCGATCAGCCACGAGGTGTCCCTCGACTACAGCAGTGCGAGGAACGCCATCATCGTCCTCGACCGTGGACGCGAGGTCGGCGTCGCACGGTTTCATACCCGACTGTCCGACGCAACCGCAAGGCTCGTCCGCGGAATCTGCAAGATCGCGGGGGTGAAGAGATGAGGGTCCTCTCCCTTTGCAGCGGATACGGCGGCCTGGAGCTCGCACTGGACGTCCTGTTCCCGGGTCGGGTGTCCACCGTCGCAGTGTGCGACAACTACGCTCCCCCGCGGGTGGGTGACGGACCTCGGACTGAGCATCTCGGATCAGCGCCGGCTCCTGGGAAACGGTGTGGCCCCCGCGCAAGGGGCGCTCGGCATCTACCGATCCCTCACTGAAACGATCAACGACTAACCTTAGAAGACATGCAACACATCACGGTTTTTCACCTGCCCAATTGCCAGCCCTGCCGACTCACTATGAAGATGCTCACTAAGATCGGCGCCGCCTACGTCAGCCGCCCACTCGGCGATGGCTCCCCCGAGGCCGAGCGAGTCCTCAACAATGCTCAGGCGCTCGGCATGACCTCTGCACCCATCATCGAGGTGCGAGACGAGTACGGCGTCCTGACTCGTACCATCAGCGGGTACGACCCCAAGGCTCTGCGGGAGATCGCCGAGGTTTCGCGGTGACCCCCCTCGATGAGGCGATTATCACCAACGACCTGCTGCCCCGTGAGCAGCAGCGGACCAACCAGGAGATCGCGGACGAGTTCAGCACCTCCGAGGCGTCGGTGCGCCGCCACCGCGCCAAGCTGAAGCGCCGCGGCGCTCCCAGCCAGAACCACGACGCATTCTTCAACGATGTCCCCGTGGACGCCATCGTGCAGCGGGGGAAGACCATCCGGCTCCCAGATGGTTCCTACGAGAAGATCACGTGGAAGCCGGGCGCCGTCGAGATGGCCGAGGCCAAGCGCCTGTCCTACGACGACCTGCTGCCCGTGCTCGACCGCGAGCCAGAGGTGTGGGAGCGTGACCCGCTGGCCCCGGAGAAGCACGCCGTGCTCTGTCTGGCGGACCTCCAGATCGGCAAGGTCGGCTCCCGAGGCGGAACAGCTGAGACGGTCGCTCGTGTGCGCAGCGCCGTGCGGTCCTTCAAGGCATCGATCCAGGGGGGCGGCCTGTCCACTCTCGTGCTGGCTGACGTCGGTGACGTCACGGAAGGGTTCTGGAACGTCAGCAGCCAGGCCCAGACCAACGACATCGCGCTCACCACCCAGATCAGGGTCGCTCAGCGCATCCTTGCTGAGACGGTGGCCGAGCTCGCGCCGTTCTGCGGCCGGCTCGTCTACGTATCAGTGCCGTCCAACCACTGCCAGGTCCGCACCGGGCTCGGCAGGGGTAAGCAGGCTAACGCCCCTTATGACGACTTCGGGCTGATGGTCTCGGAGAACGTCGAGGACGTCGTGGCTGGCCGGCCTGGGTTCGAGCACGTCGAGTTCGCGCGGCCGCTGCCACACGAGGAGTCCGTGACCGTGGACGTCGGAGACACCTCTGTGGGCTTCACGCACGGCCATCTGGCGGGCCGGCAGTCCAAGGTGGGGGATTGGTTCAGGGGCCAGGCGTTCGGCCGCAGGAGCGGCTTAGAGCGTGCCCACGTGCTGGTCCACGGCCACTGGCACAACTTCGGCGTGAGCCAGGTCGGGGACGGTCGGTGGGTGATCTCCTGCCCGTCGGCCGATCGTGGGTCGGACTGGTGGACGAACGTCTCCGGCGACTCAACGGCGTCCAGCGTCCTGAGCTTCGAGGTGAAGGGGGGCGACGCGCTGGCTTGGCGCCTATGGTGACGAGCATCATGTAAGCACGGCGGCTCCATATGTTGTGCAGCCGCCGTGCTCGTGCATATAGTTGAGCCATGGCAAACGACACGCTTCAGATCATGCAGACGATGGACATGGTCCTCAGGTACGAGGGGGAACTGGTCCGCGAGGGCGGGCACGTGGTCGGCATCAAGCCGAACCCCCTCAGCTGCTCCGTGTTCTACGCCGAGGTGCTGGACAACGGCTCCGTCTCCTTCAGCATCCGCACCGGGGACACCATCGACGCCCACGGTGTCATCCCAGACCTCACGTACAACGGCTACGACTACTTCGCCGACCTCCTTCAGGACATCGACTCCAGCCACCGCGGCTGAACCGAAAGGAAACCGCCCATGCGCACCAACGACCTCGACCGCGAAATCATCAACCAGAACGGTGACTTCATCCTCGGCACCAGTCTCGCCGGCTGGGTGCTCGGCCTCGCGCTCTGCACCACGATTCTCATGCTAGCCGCTGCGCCGACCCCCATCACCCAGGTCTTCGCCCTCGGCACCCTGATCTCGACACTCGTCCTGAGCGCCTGGCTCGCCCGCCGCCTGCGGAAGAACCACTAAGTCAACACAGTCAGTACCAGACAGAGAAAGGAGCAGCGATGCTGTCTAACGCCGTCCTTGTGGCCCTCGCCGTCTTGAGTGTCCTCGTCGCTTTCGAGCTCATAGTGTTCATCGGCGTCCTCATCGTGGTTAGGTCTATCGCCAAGGAGGTCGATCGCAAGAACTAAGCGCCGACGTACCTCATCAGGCCGAGGGGCCCACCGTACTAAATCAGTGCGGTGGGCCCCTCGTTCACAGGTACTTCTCTATCTCGTGCGGCGCCTCGGGCGGCGTTTCGTCTGTGATTGTACGGGACCACCGGAGTACGCGCCCGGCATAGTCGATCGCAATCCACTTCACGGAATGCGCCTCCCGCTCCGACTCGACGGCCTCGTCACGGCGGGACTCGGCGACGGCGATGGACTTCTCCAGGGCCTCCACACGGTCAGCAAGGTGCTGCACCGTAATGTCCAGCACCTGCACCTTGCTCGCCTCACGCTGAGACCTGCGCGTGAGCGACGCACCGCCCATGGCCGCCGCGGCAGCTACGATCGCCGTCAGCAGCGGCACGACGTGCGGAGTAACCTCTACGACATCCATCGACTCACCACACAATCTCCCCAGACCTGTGGGGCTCAAACGGGGCCTCCCCTGGAGGCGGTGACGGCTGGTCCGAGGACCACACATCGAGGCCGTCGCCAAAGTCCTGCCACTTGCTTACTCCGCCGGCGGCGCCCTCGATCTCCACGATGCGGGCGCCCTTCACGAGGACGGACACGGAAGCGCCGGGCTCGCCAGAGACGTGGACGACGAACTTGTCCTCCCCCTTCTCCAGCCGCCCTCCCGAGGCGCCATGCCCCGCCGAGGTGAACACGCACCAGGGTGCCTTGCGAGACGCGATGGCCGGGACGTAGTCCGGAAGCTCCCACACGGCCTCGCCGTCGGCGTCGAGCGTGACCACGTTCCAGTACTCGATGCCGTCGAACGGCGACTCGGTGCACTTGTGCTGAAGCAGCTCGCCGCCACGGGCCTCCGACATCTTCGGCACGTGCATGGAGAACTTCTTGGTCTTCCCCGTGGAGGTGAACCCGTCGCCGTGGATCCAGGCGTAGTTGCCGCCGCTGCGGGACCACAGGTACGCGCCGCCGTTGTCCCCATACGCATACCCCAGTGACTTGCCACCCCCGATGCTGGTGATGTGCCAGAAACTCCACGCGGCCGTGACGCCGTTGAAGTTGTTCGACGACCCAGCGTGGAAGTATGCCTCGCCGCGCTGCCCGGCAGTGAAGATCCGAGTCTCGTTGAGATCATTCTTCAGGGAGATACCACCCTGCCCGTTCCGGATCTCAAGGCGGCGGCTGTTGACCTGCATGTCGATCTCGTCGGTAGCGACCTTGAATGCGGCGAAGTCGCCGCCCCACCCGAAGTGCCTGTTACCGAGGGTCAGCTGCCCAGTGTTCCAGTACCCCTCAGATGGCGGAGCGACCACCGTCTGAAGCTCGCCCTTCTCGTTCTGCTTGAGGAAGACGCCGCCGGGGAGCCTCAGCGGGCGGTTGGTCCTGTTGAAGATGATACCCATGCCGTACCGGGTCCCATCGTTATTATTGGCCACCACGTCCGACCACGTCGCGTACGACCACTCGTCGTTCGAGTAGATCGACCCCTTGATCTCGACGTCCCCACTGGCGGCGTCGATCTTGAACTTGTCTGTAGCCCCGTCTGCGGACACTAGCCTCAGCCCGTTGCTGTCCATCACGACCCGGCCCCTGCCATTTCCGGCGGTCTGGATCGTGGCGCCGGAAATGAGCTGCCCGTTCATGGTGCCGAGGTCGATCCTGTTGGCCTTGAGCTTGTCGAACACACCCTCGCGCGCGGTCACGATCTGGGACCACAGCTTCTTGACCACGGCCTCGTCGAAGTCAGCGGACCCCGCTATGATCTGGTGCGCCTCGACCTTGAGGAAGCGCCCCACGCCGGCTGCGATTGCCTGCGCGGCTGGGTCCTGCAGTGCCCCGGTGTCGATGATCCGGTTCGTGCCGACGGGCGTCACGCTCGCGGCCTGGAGCGTGGCAAGCGCCAGCTTGGCAGCAGAGGAGAGGGCCGGGTCATCTGTGACCTCGGCCCACACGCTCCCCTTAGGGGATCGCTGCTCCTTCCCCATTAGGACTCAGCGCCGTCCTCGGCCTGGGCGGCCTGGAGCGCAGCGAGCTGGGACTCCGCCAGCACCGCACGTGCGGTCATCGCGGACAGCTCGGCGGCGAGGCGGTTGATGATGTCCGAGGCGTCAATCTTGGGCTGGTCGTTCATGCCACCATACTAGCGAAGAGCCCCCACCGCTAAGCAGTGGGGGCTCTTCGCTACCCAACCCATGCCCCAAGGGGCAAGGCCCATCCTACCAAGGACTCACTCAACCTCGACGTGATGCCGGGCGAACAGCGCAATGGCGACTGGGGCCAGCTGCTCCAGGGCGCGCATGACTGCGTCCGCGTTCTCCGCCGTGATGACGCCGTAGGCGACAGCCAGGGTGAAGACAGCGGCGATGACGCCGTAGGCGGCCTTGCGCTGCTCGGCGGTGAAGGTGAACTTTCCGGACGAGTGCTTTCCTGCCATGGTTTCTCCTTTCAGCCTTGTGGGCTTGGGCCAGTCTAGCCGTTGAAGACCTCGGCGGTGCAGGCGACCTCCTTGGCCCCGTCCCACACGGTGACCGTGGCGGCGATTTCCTTGGCCCCGTCCCACACGGTGACTGGAGGGCCGGTGTCCACGGGGGTCTCATAGACCTTGACCGAGGTGAAGCTGACCGCGCTGTCGGACAAGCGCAGCGAGGGAAGCCAGTTCGGGTGCGTGGTGCTCGACAGCTCGAAGTCGATCCTCCGGTCCACCCTAGTCCCAGCCGCTAGGAGGTAGGTGCCGATCTCAGTCTGACGAGCCACCTCCTTGGCGGCAGAGACGTGGTTGTGCCGCACCACCAGATTCACAGGTGACGTGGCCGAGTACTCAAGCTCTATGCTCCAGCGCTTGCTACCAATCGGCACGGCGGCGCTGTCATATGGCGTTGAGGAGGCGCCAGCAGGGAGGTCCGCGCCGTCGCCTTTACGAGTGCCTGCGGACCTCCACCAGGCTCCAAAAACGGGAAGGGCCGAGTTGGGCATCAGACGGCCTTCCGGACGATGACGGTGTTCGCTGGGGTGTCGGCCGGTACCTGATCCGTCTTACCCAGCACGAGCAGGTTGCTGGGGCCAGAACCCCCACCGTTCGGTGTAGCAGAAGTCTTCGCGGTAGAGGCGGTAAGCAGCGCCTTGATTCCCGCGGGGGTCAGGTCCCTGGTGGTCTGGACGGAGCCTCCAGCGGTCGCACCGACAGCGGACCAGTCGGTCCAGCCCTCGTCGTCCCAGGAGATGTTGTAGGTGCCGGGACCAGGTGCCTCGGTGAGCGCCGAGTCCGGCAGGTTCACGACGTCGGAGCCGCCGGCGGGGGGCAGGACCGGGGAGACCTGCACCCAGCAGGCAGCAGGTGCGTCAAAAGTGATTGATCGTGTGGCCATAGTCCTAGTCTAGGCCACCATGCGGACAGTCGCGTCGTGGACCACGAAGCCGTTCACCGGGGCCTCGATCCAGGGTGCCCAGGCGGAGGTCCGGGGCCGCGGACCCGCCCCCGATGTTGATCGTGATCTGCGAGGGTACAGAGACGCCGTCCACCTGAGTGGTAGACGGCGTCTCGGAGGTGTTGTCTGTATCAGCCATACAGACAGGCTACCGGGTCACCAGAGGCGGCCGGACCCGGCTCGGGAGTTGTTCAGGGCACGCTGAAGAGCCCCGATCGTGGCGGTGCCGGGCTCGCCATCGACCCAGTCAGTGAAGCCCCAGCCCGCGGGCAGGTACTCCTTGTGCCAGGCGATGATGAGGAACTGCAGCGTGCGCCAGGACGCGGGGCCCATGATGCCGTCCTCGTCCAGGCGCGGGGCACCGTTCAGCGCGATCTGAGAGTCACCCTGCACCGCAGTGTTCAGGAACCGCTGGAGCCGCTCGACGGCGGGGGAGCCGTCCTCGTCCAGGGCGCCGTCGATCGTGGTGCCCATGACCTGCTGGAGGCGGGCAATCGTGGCCGGGCCGAAGACGCCGTTGGGCGTGAGCTCGCTCTGGCCGTCGCTCTTGTTCTTCTTGCCGGTGTAGGGCTTGACCTCCTTCGGGGCCGCGGGGGACACGGCAGCCCCGAAGGCTGCTCCGTTAGCCAGCTCTGCCAGGTGCGAGTACCAGCGTCCGGGGCAGTCGGTGCTCATCCAGTCGCGGTGGCCCACGACCGGGATGTTGCCGTGCTCGGCGCGGATGGCCTTGATCAGGCCGATGACCGTCTGCACGTCGCCGGCCGACATCTCAGGGCGGCACTCGATGCCGATGGAGCGGGGGTTGCCGCCGGGGCCTGCGTGCCACGCACGGTCGTAGTCGTGGACCAGCTGGGTCACGCGGCCCGCGCTGGCGACGTAGTGGGCGCTGGAGTTGCCGTCGTCCCGGCAGAGGTAGTTCACTACGTTCTGGTGCGACTGCCCGTCGTCACCCCAGTGGTGGATGGTGATGGAGTCCACGTCGCCGTAAGGGCGGCCGCTGGAGTAGTTGGGGGACCACTGGACGTCGGTCACCGCAGCGTTTGTCATAGTTCCTCCTGTCAGTAGGTGTTACAAGCGTATCGGTCAGTAGTGGGACTTCATCCGGTAGACGTCCCCAGTGGGCGCGAGCCACAGTGACTCCCCAGGTGAGCCCTCGTCAGGCGGGTACTGGCCGCCCCACATAGCCCCCGCGAGCCGCTCCTGTGCCTCGCGCATCGCCCGGAGGTCCGCGTCGACGGCGGCCTTAGCACCATCGATGAGCTCCTTGGACCCCTGCAGCCTCTTCACCAGCTCCTCGGTATCGATCGCTGTCGCGATGGTGGCGGACCGCCCCTGCGACCACGGGCCTGCGGCCCCGTTCTGGGCAAGGAGCCTGACCCTGAGGGTGTATCTCAGCCCCTCCGTCTTGGGCACCTGGATGTTGAGGACGCCCTTGCTGAAGGTCCCGTCCGGCGTCCACCCGCCTTCGGGCTCCGTGGCGGTCGAGAGGACCATGGAGTACTGCCACCTGTCGACCCACCACGGGATAGGGTTCGCGCGGTTATCCCGAGGAACGAAGTCGACCGTGGCGACACCCATCTTGGATGTCAGGTACGGGCGCGCCGCAGTGGGCGTGGGTGGCTGCTCCCACTCAAGCAGCAGCATCTGTCCGTTGTCATCCCAGTCACTGGGGACGCGCTGGTCCGTCCTGGCCTGGACCCAGAACAGGTACCGCTGCCCGATCTCGGCCTCCCCCCAGGAGATGCGGTTGGTAGTGGCGAGAAGCTGGGTCTGCTCGGTCCACTCCTTGACGCCGTTGACGTCATAGTTGCGGACGCGGGCCACGCGCACCGTGTACTCGACGATCTTGTCCTTGAGCTCGACGCCGCTCGCGTCAAGCTTCGGCACCGGCCAGTTAAGCTCAACGAGCGTCGTCAGGCCGGTACCCGTGTCCGTGACGGTGCCCTTGACCTCAAGGGTGCTGGCCTTGATTGTGGCGGGCTTCTGTGGCACCTTGTTCTGAGACGAGCGGGACCGCACAGGCTCCGCCGTCGAGGTGGCCGCGGTGCCTGTGGACTGCTTGGTGGCTGCCACAGACTGTGCCAGGCGAGTCTGCGCGTCCGCGATGCGGGTTCCGAAGATGGTCGACCCCGAGCACACGCCGCCTGAGTAGTCGACCTGCACCTGCACGGCCCTTAGCCACTGGTCCTTGCCGGCGGCGTGCTCCACCCAGAACCAGTCCCCGACGTTGTAGTCGAGCCACGGCAGGAGAGCCCCGGGCTGGGACGCCTCCCAGTCGCGGACAATCTCCTCCTTGGGCTTGGACCGATCCAGCAGGGCCTCCTGCGCAGCAAGCTCTGCCGTGCCCTGCGAGTCGACCCAGTTGGCCTCAAGGGAGATCTCCCGCCCCTCACGCGGGTCGAAGTTCGGGTCCGTGGGGACCTTCACCTTGAACCGGGCGCCGTCCTTGCCGAGGACGTGCACCGCGGTGGCGATGTCCGCCCAGGACAGGGAGTTGGTTCCGCCGCTGGAGCGTCCAGCTGGCCAGCGCTTGGGGTGAAGGGACTCGAACGGCTGACTCGGCGGGGGCGCCAGCACGAGCTCCCTGCCCTCCCATCGCGGGAGGATGGCCCCGATCTTCTGGAAGCCCTCGAGCATGGACCAGAGAGTGGCGGTCCACTTCACCTCCATGCCCATGACGCTGGGGAACTTCTTCCAGGCCGAGCCGTTAGCGTCCGCTGCGGGCGCGCCCCGGAAGGAGAGCCCGCTGCCCCACCCACGGGCCCGGGCCTTGATCCAGGTCTGGATGAACAGGTCCGCAGGCACGTCGGTGGTGGAGCTCCCCTGTGCGGGCTTGTTGGGGTCCTTGCGCAGCCGGAAGTTCTCCTCCCACACAAGGGCCTGCTTGAGGCGCGCGCTGATGTGCACGCAGTCGACGGTGCGTGCCTTGGTCCCGTCGGACAGGAGGTTCCACGTCGTCTTGCGAATGAGGAAGCGCCCGCCAGGGGGCTCGGTCCAGGTGCGCCCGCCGTCGTGGGACACCTCAACGGCGATCTCGTTCTCCTCCTCAAGCGCCGGGGTCGGCGTCTCAGCGTGCGTGAGCTTCAGCGTCGGCACCCCGGACACGGAGGTAGTCAGCGTGATCTCCATGGCCTCGTGGAGCACCCCGATGCGGTCGCCGCCGTACGCGCCGTACGCGACCGCGCGGAGCATCATCCTCGGCTGTCCTGAGCGCGCCATCAGTACGCCCCCTTCCACCACAAGAGTGCTGATCCCCCGACTACCTCAACCACGCCGTCGCCGTTGGAGCGCTGTGCCAGCCGGAACCCGCCGGGCGTTATCGACAATGTCGGGGTGGACCGATCGGCCCGGGGCATGCGACTGACGTCGTCCTCCCCCGCGGTCTGCTCCTTGCCCGCAGGAATGCTGCGGACATCCCAGTTCTCCGTGTCGACCAGGAGCCAGGAGGTGCTGGGCACCCGCCCGACAGACATGGCGGACGGGCCGATAGTGTCGCGCACCGTTACAGTGCCCCCGTCCGTGTCCGCCTTCACCGCGATGGTGGGCACCAGAGCGTCCTTCCCCGTGGTGACCGGGAAGGATTTCCGCTTGTTAGTCCCCACGTCGACCTTTTCCGGGACCTTCTTGCGCCACTCGCCGTCGACGGCCTCGACCGTGAAGGAGACCAGCAGGTCCCCGTCCACACCGTGCTCCTTTACCGAAACCGACGAGGACACTCGCACGTCGGCATCCAGGGTCTCGTCTCCGGAGGCACGTGTCCACTCCATGTAGTGGAGGGACCTGGCGCCCGTGATCGCCCGGAAGGCGCGCAGCCCGACGGTCTGGTGGGCCGCCAGAACGAGGATCTCTAGCTTCACCGTGGACACCCCGGCGGCAATCGGCGCGATCGGGAGGACGCCGTTGCGGTGCGGGATCTTGGCGCTGGGGGAGACCATCGAGCCCCACTGCGGGAGCTCGGTCTTCGATGTCAACCGCCAGCGTCCCGCCGGGTCATCCAGCGGGACGCCATCGATTGCGTATGAGTCGTGGGCCATGGCCCCAGTCTACTTAGGAGAGCGCCAGCGCAATGCCCTGCGCGACGTCGCTCCTCGTCTTCCAATCCTCCTGCTTCTGTGGGTAGTGGTTCGTGATGTTGATCGTGGGCTGCACGCCGCTGGGCGCCGCCTCACCCAGCTCGACGTCGGGGCTGAACCCGCGGCTCACCTTCCAGGCCGTCCGGGACGCCGGGTCCTCGAAGCCGACCTTGATGCCGTTGGTGATGTCCCGCATCGTCCGCTCGAGCTCGGGCATAGCGCCCCGCAGACCTGTCTGAAGGCCGTCCATGATCCAGCCGCCGGCGGGCACGAGGAGTCGGAGGTCGTAAGCCCTCGGTCCCTTGTGGTCCTTGATCCAGTCGCCGATCCCACCGACCCAGTCCTGGACGTTGGTGAACGCCTGCTTGAGGCCGTTCAGGAAGCCGTTGATGATGTTCTTACCCGCATCGAGGAGCCAGCTCCCCGCGTTGGAGAAGAAGTCCTTGATCTTGCCCGGGAGCTCCTTGAACCAGTTCAGCATGTTGTTGGCCTCATTCTTGGCCTCGTTGTACATGGCCGTTACCGCGGACGTGACGAGGTTCTTGATGTTGTTCCACGCTGAGGACCACAGACCAGGGATCGAGTTCCACAGGTTTACCAGGAAGTTGATTATGCTGTTCCCGATGTTGGACACGGTGTTGAGAAGGCCGTTCCAGATGCCCGAGAAGAAGGACGTGATGCCGTTCCAGATGGAGTTCCAGATGGCGGGGAGGTTGTTCCAGAGGTTCACCGCAAAGTTGACGAGGGCAGAGCCGACGGACTTTACCGTGTTTACCAGCCCGTTCCAGATATTCGAAATGGAGGACGTGATCCCGGTCCACACTGCATTCCAGATCGCGGGCAGGTCATTCCACAGCTCCTTAAGGAACGTAAGGGCGAGCTGCGGGATGCCGACGATCGCGAAAAGCAGACCAGACAACGCCAGGATCAGGATCTGCTTGATGCCCTCCCAGGCCATGGACCACAGGGCCCCCAGGCCGTCCCAAATGGTGCCGAGGCCAGACATGATCATGCTCGGGATGTTCGTGATGAACTCGACAAGCCCGTCCCACATCTGCTGGAAGAACGTGGTAATCGAGTCCCAGATGCCCGACAGGAAGTTCATGATCGCGTCCGGAATCCCCATGATGAACGTGGTGACGCCGTCCCAGATTCCGGAGAAGAAGCCAGAGATCCAGTCCCAGGCCGCCTGCCAGGCCGCGACGATCGCGTCCCACGCGCTCACGAGAACCGGCCACACCGAGTCCCAGTTAAGCACCAGTAGCGCGATGGCGGCAACTATGGCCCCGATTCCGACGATGATCCAGGTAATAGGCGATGCCAGCAGGGCGCTATTCATTGCCCACTGGGCAGCCGCGGCCACGAAGATGGCGGCAGACAGGATGCCTAGGGCCACCGCCAGCCCCTGGACGAGCTGCGGGTTCTCGCTGACCCAGGACATGAAGGTCTCCAGCTTGGGCGTCAGCCAGTCGAGCGCCGTCGCAACCCCGTCAAACACAGTGGTGGCGAGCGGTTGCAGCGCAACCTTCACCTTGTTCACAGCGATCTGGAACTTCTCGGGGCCGTCGGCCGTCTCGGCCTGGACCCCCAGGATGGTGTCCCCAGTGGCCCCAATGGAGTCGCGCAGGGTACTGAGGTCAAATGCGCCGGCCTGCAACGCCTCGAGGAACTGAGGGGCGCCCTTGGTGCCGAAGATCTTCCCAGCCTGGGTGAGCGCCGCAGCCTGGTCCCCGGACTTGACGAGGTTGTCGATCTCGCCGATTACTCGGGTGAAGGCGTCCTTGGGGGCCTCCCCGTCCTTGGCGAGGGAGACCATACCCTTGCCCATGGCGGAGATGGTAGCCGTGGAGTTGAGCCCCGCCTTATCGAGGAGGCCGACCATGGAGGCGACGTCCTCGATGTCGAAGCCCATGTTGCCTAGCGTGGGGGCAGCCTTGGCGGATGACTCGGCGAGAGTGTTGATCGACACCCCGGTAGCCTGGCTGACACGGAACAGCTCATCCATGACCTCGGAAGTCTCGCTCGCCGGGATGGCGAAGGCGGACATTGCGGCGGAGAGCTTGTTGATGTCGAGCTTCTCCCCGAAGAGGTCTCCTGCAGCGATGACCTGCTCCGCCACGGTCTCCAGCTCGTCGCCGGTGAGGCCGAGGCGGGTGTTGAGGTCTGCGACGGTCTGCCCCGCGTCCTCGAACGTGGTAGGGACCGTCGTGGCGACCTTCTGGGCACTCTTCTCTAGGCTCTCCAGGGCCTCGCCGGTGGCCCCGGTTCCAGCACGAATGGTGTCCGACATGCCGTCGAACTCTGCCCCAATGTCATACAGCGCCTTGCCGACCCCGATCGCAGCGGTTCCGAGCGCTGCGGCGATCAGCGTGGGGTTAATCGCCCCCTGCAGCTTCTCGCCAAAGAGGCCCCCGAACTTAGAACCTCCGTCGGCACCGCCCTCACCGATCTTCTCCCCGGCCTCCTTGCCTGCCTCCTCTCCGGCCTTCTTGGCCGGAGGGATGATGGCGTCGGTGATCTGCCTCTCGGCGCCGGGGGCGGCCGCGATGAGTTCGTAGTAGGCAGTCGCGAGCTTAGGCCCGTCAGCCATCGGTATCCTCCGGTAGGTTCAGGATGCAGCGCATCTCGTCAATTGAGGTGCCCTCGCCATACGGCGTGGCACTATCCGTGTCATTCTCGGGTGGGCGGATCAGGCTGGTCACCGGCATGTACTCTGGCGGGTCCACACGCTTGTCGCCGGCGGTCTGCCACGACAGGACGCGCAGCAGGTGCACGATGAGAGACTGCATGTGCTCGTTTGGAGCCCATGCCCCGCGGGCCACAGCCAGACATGACCCCGTGGGCGGGCTGGTGAGGTACGCCTTGAGGTCCTGCCAGGAGAGGCGGCCACTCCACACGTCGTCGAGTGACCGCCCCATCCCAAGCAAGTCAGACCTCACCGCGTTCTCGTAGCGGTAGGCCTCCGTCAGGAGGCCGAGGATTCCCCCACTGAGGTACCGGAAGCCTCCCCCCAGGCGGTGATGATCGCCTCCAGCTGGTCGCTGGAAACGACGTCGGTCAGGCCCGGGCAGCAGTCCTCGATGATCTCGAACTGGATCGCCTCGGCCTCAAGGCGGGCGAGGGCCTGAGCGTCCTCGGAGACGTTCGTGTCCTTCAGTCGGCGAGACACCTCAGAGAGACGGCGGCGGTATGAAGCCTTGATGTGCTTCAGAAGCGGCATTGACCGGTCCTGCTTCTCGCCAGGGATGCGGAAGATGAAGCGGTTCTCGGCCTTCTCGGCCTTGGCTCCGGGCACAAGGAAGGCGCCGGCGGCGGGCTTGGTCATCAGGTAGTCCTCTCGGTCGGGTTGTCAGGTTGTCAGTTCTTGACCCAGAACTCACGATAGAAACAGCCGTCTACCGGGAACAGGTCGAGCTTGAGGGTGTTGGACATGATGTCCTTGCCGTTCATCTCAACGTCACCATCGATGACGGCCTGGGCGTCGTCATAGACAATGGTGCCCTGGGCCACGTCGGTTTTGATGACAACCACGATGCCACGGTGGGGCGGAATCTCGTTGAGCTTGCCCTTGATGGTGATGTTCTTGCCGTTCTTCTCGACGTTGGCGTCGCCGTAGACGAGCTTGTGGCCGGTGATGTTCAGGTACTCAGCGACGGGGATCTCCACCGAGGCCTCAGCGCCCTCGCGCGTGGACAGGATGACGTCTCCGCCCCAAGCCTTCACCTTCGAGGTGGAGTTGGAGATCGACCGCTTCGGGCCGGCGTCGGTGAGGTAGCCGATCGCCTCAAGCGTTACGCCGGTCGGGGCGTTCGCGAGGTCGACGTGGGCTGTGATCTTCTTGGCGTCCTCGGTGGTGCACACAAACACACCGCCGATGACAGACATCGGCTTCGGGGCAATGACGTTCGAGGCGTCGCTCTTGCCGTTGACAGGCATTCAGTCCTCCTTGTTGTGCGGGGTCCCCGCACCTCGGGCGGGCTTGCTCCTAGTCTACGTCGACGCGCTCTGACTCCGTGGTTACCTCGCACTGCACTGAGTACCGATGCAGGTGAGGGTAGTCCGGGTGCGGGTTGTCGTACGGGCCGCTCTGCACGCGGCCCGAGTGCCACTCCTGGCGGTCGAGCGCAACGACGGCAGCAGCGGCGGCGGCGAGGCGCTGCGCTGATGGGCCGTCAGCCGCGTAGCAGTGCATCAGCACCACAGACACCGAGGACACCAAGTTCTTGGGGTAACCCCCGGCCACGTACACGTGGATCGTGTTCCCGGACCCGGGGTCCTTGGCCAGGATGGATGATACTGAGACCGAGGCGCCCAGGATTTTGGTGCACTCGGTGCGGAGCGCGTCGATTAGCGGCGGCAGCACGTCCCTGGGGAGAATAATCTGCGGCATGGTCAACCCCCGAGCACTGCTCGCGTGAGGACGTCGTCCTTGGCCTGTGCCCAGCGCCCCTTGAAGGTGGACGTCTTGACGATCCCTCGCGCGCGGGTGGCATTGGGCTTTGACTCATAGGCGAAGGGCTCTTCCGAGGCGTCAATCTGCCCACCCCGCACAGAATCGCCCTCGCTCATGTCAGCCATCGCGCACGCGCTTGCTGCGAACCCCTCGCCCAGTGCGTCTATCTCCGACTGATACGACTTTCGCAGCTCATTGAACCCGTCGTAGTGGAACTCGATCTTGACAGACCCCATCAGCCCTCCCAGCGTCGTAGGTTGAGTACCGCAGCGTCGGGTGTAAGCCCCGCCCCGGTCATGATTCGGATAGGCCCCACGAGTCGGTACGCCTGCCCGCGCCACTCGATGCGCGCGTGCTTCGATAGAGAGACGACGGCGGCCGAGTCCACGTAGGCAACCTGGTCCCAGGACTCACCCTCCCGGTGGGAGTTGTCCTCGCCCGTGGGGCCGGCCTGAACATCGACGCCCGTGATCTGGCGAGCGGCCGCCGTCGGGTACGTCCTCTTTGGGGCGCCGTGGGCGTCCTCCGTCTCTACTGGTTCGGTGATGGTGATGGTCTCGGAACCGAACAGCGTTGACCACACACTCATAGGACGCCCTGCCCGTCGATACGATGGCGCTCAACAGCCTCGACCCACCGTTGCGTAGTGCCCACTGTGGATGCCGTGCCGAAGGTGATGGACCGCACGCCCTGGCTGATCTGCTGAACTCCGGGCGTGGATAGCGTGGCGTAGATACTCGCCGCCTGCTCAGCCACCGCGTCCGCGACGTCGTCGGGCACCTCGTCGCTGCCGGCGGTGTACGTGACCTCGATGGTTCCCAGCTCGGTCCCCCAGCCGCCGTGCCGGCGCAGGGCACCCGTTCGCGGGGAGTAGATGAGGTGCTCCAGCTGGATCCCATTCAGCTTCACGGTAAGGGAGGTGATGCCCTTGACCGGCAGGAGAAGCGTCTCCCCCGCGGGCGGGTCCAGGATTAGGGTCTTGGTCTCCTTGGTGACGTTGTGGCCCACGGCGGAACGAAAGCGTGCACTCGCGCGGTCTACGGCATAGAGCAGGTTCGGGTCCTGCTCTGACTTGCCTAATGACCTCGCGAGTGCTGCGATGGAACAGAGCTGAGCAGCCATGGGCTCAGTCTACGCGGACTTCGACCCCCTCTTCATCCAGGATTGATGCCAGGGGCTCCGCCATCTGCCCATAGATTCCGAGTCCGCTGGGGTCTCCATACAGGGTCGCGACGCGGGGGAACGTCCCCTCTGGGATGCACACCGCCAGTGTGTTGGGGAGGACGCAGGAGGACGCGTACCCTCTCCGCATCAACACTTCCCTCGCTTCCACGAGGTGGCCAACAGCGTCACTTGCCCGCATGTGGAGGTCGGCGTAAGGGATCACAGCCTCCGGATCCTCGCCCTCCCTGACCGGGAGCGTCTCCTCGGTCACGACCACCACCCCTTGGCGTGCGATCCGTGTGGTGACAACGGCGAGGGCGCCATCATTGAAATGCTGGAAACGAACGGTCTGCATCTGCATCTCCTTAGGCGAATGACGGGGCTTCTGCGGCGGGACCAATGATGGCTTCCTTGGGGCCGAAGTCCCCGGGGTGGGCGGGGGCGTCGGTGACTGAGTACCCGTCCTGCCGGATCAGCAGCTCACTGTCGGACGGGGTCTGCACCACTCGGTAGAGGTACAGGCCCGCGAGAACGGCGGACAGGATGAGGGACACGATCGCGACCCACGTGGCGACCGACTGGATTCGATTCATGGTCTTGGCCCCTTCTCGGTGGTTGGTGTGGCACCACACTAGGCGGCCGAATGTTCTGCTGTCAAGTGTGGGGTGAAGCACGAGGTCCCCGGGACTCTGTCAGAGTCGACCGGGGACCTCGGCGTGGAGCTGCGTCAGGCGATGGTCGCGACGCAGACGTCCTTGCGGCGGCGGAAGACGCCGAGGAACCGGGCCTTACCGCGCAGCAGCGCGAGACCGCGCAGCGGGTAGTCGCTGTGCTGGTTGAAGACCTGAGCGACGTACTGCTCACGCCAGTACAGCTCATAGGCCTTCAGGTCGCCGACGAGGGCGGTGCCCTTGGTGACAGCGGTGGAGGCCACGATCGGGCGGCGCCACACGGAGTCGTTTCCGGAGCCGAACGGGCCAGCGCCGAGGTAGCGGTCGTTCTTGTCGGTGAGCAGGTCCAGGGCCTCGAGGTCCTCGGGGTTCACGACGATGGTCGCGTTCTGGGCGGAGTTGCCCAGTGAGGTGAGAGCCTTGCGGATCGTGGCCGGGATGTCGACCTTGGTGCCTGCGGTGACCTTGGCCTGGGTGCGGACGCCGGGCGCGCCGATGATGCCGCGGGGGCGGTCGGCGGTGCCGGTGCCGGACACGACCTCGGTCTCGACCTTCTGCATGGTCATGGCGAGGACGACCTCACCCACCAGGGTCTCCATGAGGGAGTCGTCCGCCATCTCGTCGTCAGTCACGGGGAGTGCCTCGCCGATGGTGGACGTGGTGGCGGTGTCCGCCCGAGTCGCGACGGTCGCCATCGGGAACACACCGTCCGCGGGGGTGGTGCCGGTGTCGTTCTTGGCCTCGGACACGATGGTCGGGCCGGGGGTGACTGCGGTGAGGGCGCGGTACGGGATGACCGCGGCGCTCGTGGTGGATGTGGTGATCGCGGCCAGCAGCGGGCCGTACTGGGCACGGACCTCGTCGTCGATCGGGGAGCCAAGGTGGAAAGCGCCGCCTCCGGTGGTGGCCGTGCCGCGGTCGAGGGCTGCAGCCTTGCCGACCATGTCCGGGACGAGACCCCGCACCAGCAGGTCGACGGAGTCGGTAGCGCTGGAGAAGCCCATGGGGTGCGACTTCTTAAACGCCTGCCACTCAGGGGAGGCGATGAAGCGCTTGCCGATGGTGAGGCCGGAGGCGTCAACGACGGAGTCCACAGCTCGGGCAGCCCGGGGGGCACGCTCGGCAATGGCAGCCAGCTTGTCGGATGCGGCCTTGCGGGCGGCCGCCTGGGCGTCCATCTTGGCGACGGAGTCGACGATCTCGTCAACTCGGGCGAGGTCGGCCTCAGTCAGCTCGCTCTTAGCGCGCAGCTCGCCTGCCTCCTGAAGCAGCTCATCACGAGTGCTCATACGGTGCATTCCTTTCGGTGGTCAGAGGCCCAAGAGGGCCAGCCGGGCACGGGCGGTCCGCTGCGCGGCGTCGTCGGTCTCAGGGGCGTCCTGGGACTTCAGCTTGGCGAGAGGGTTGGCGCCGCGCAGGCACGGCCCGGCCTCCCACAGGTCCAGTTTAGTGAGGTGTCGAATTTCGCCCTCCTCACCCTTCTCCACGGCGTAGTCCTCGACGATGGCTGAGTAGGAGAAGTCTGTGATGGCGCCGACCTCGAGCAGCTCTGCAACGGAACGGCCGATCTCGGTGTCAAGCGCCTTCCACTCCAGCAGCAGGCCCTCCTCGGTCTCCTCGGCCTTCGTCGAGTAGCCCACGATGTCGGAAGTGCCGTAGCCGTGGCTCCACATGATCGGGACAGTGGGGCGCGCGGCGAGCGCCTCGGCGAAGGCGCCCTTGTCAGTCACCTCGCCGTCGGAGTCCACGTTGCCGAAGACGGCGACGAGGGCCGTGAAGGTGCCCGGCTCCGACTTGCGCTTTGGCTTCTCGTCCTCGGGCTTCTCGTCCTCGGGCTTCTCGTCCTCGGGCTTCTCGTCCTCGGGCTTCTCGTCCTCGGGCTTCTCGTCCTCACGACGTCGACCGGCCGCGGCCTTGCTTGTACCCACGGTGATACAAGCGCGGGCGTGCTTCTGAACGGTTCGCTTCATGGTCTAAGCCTACGATCACCACACGTACGCGATATCGCAGTTGCAGCCCACGATGTCGTCAGCGTCCCCACCGCCCCAGTCGTGGGGCCAGCGCATGCCGTTGGAGAATGTGTCGTCCATGTCGACCGTCTCGCCGTCCATCGCAGCGTGATCCGCTCGTGGGTGGCTCGATCCGTTGTGCACCCACATCTTCCGGACGGCGCCGCTCCGGCGCGCTCCCTCCTGGGACCCGAAGCCGGTGGCGTCCTTCGTTGAAGCGTCCGCCCACAGCCCGAGGCGGTCCTCCGAGAGGATGTCCTCGATGGTCTCGCGAGCCCTGTCCTGGGCCGCGTCGTCGGAGGCCGCGGCGCCAAGGAGGCGCATCGCGGCGTCAACCGCAGCGCCCGCCTTGCCCTCCGCCATCTGCCGGATGTAGTTGCGAATCGCGCCACGCCCAATGGTCTCGGACCCGGTGCCAGACCGAAGGATCACCAGGTTGGCCGCGTCAACGGCCTGCTCGGCCAGGAACGGCTCAATGCGGTCGGCGAGGGCGTCCACCGCGGACTCACTCAGGCCCTCGCGCTGAAGCTCATCAATGTAGGCCCGGCGCATCCGCTCCAGAATCGAAGGTGACGGTCTTGAGGTAACGGCCTTCAAGACCATTCGGGCTTTTGGGTCGAGCGCCTTCCCCTCCTCGGCGGACTCGTCCTGCTGACGGTGGTCGAGCTGGTTCGTGTCCGAGCCCTCAAGGTTCTGCGAACCGGAGTCCGTGGGGCTTGCCTGCCCGCCCTGGATCACGTTCAGCGGGACGATGAGCTCCTCCGTACCCTCCAGGTAGGGCAGATCGAGGCGCTCACGCGCCTCGGCGCGGGTCATCACGGGACCGCCGGTGGCGGACTGGAGCGCCTGGACGCGCTCAAGCAGCGTGCCATCCTGCGCCTCCGTGCGGTCGAGCACGCCGTAGACGGCGGAGTCGCCGCCGGCGAGCGCCGGGACGATCTCGGCGTTCAGGGCGTCCTCGATGCGGCCGATGAGTGGACCAAGGACGCGGGTGTACAGGTCACGCCGGAGAGCGGCGTACCCGCCGTAGTTGGCCTCGCGCATGCCCAGAAGCTCCGGTGGGACTCCGAAGTACCCGGCCACCTCGATGTCGGTGAGGGTGCGGACGCTCGACGCGCTGGAGAGGTCCGGCTGAACCTGCGGCGCGGCCTCCAGCTTCATCCCGTCCTCCATGACCGGGATGGAGCCGCCGGACGTCGAGGACTTGAAGTCGGCCATGGCCTGGAGGAACCGCTCGCGCTTCTCATCGGACCAGCGCGGTGCGTCCTTGGGGCGGGTCACCTGGGCGGCCACGCGCGGGACGTCGGTCCACATGCGGCGTCGCCACCCCTCCGCCTCGCTGAGCTCAGCCAGCAGGGCGCGCAGCGTGCGCACCGGCGCCACGGCTCCCGTGCCGTCCGGGTCCCAGCCGTGCATGAGCGCCACAGGTAGGTCTGACAGGCTGACGGTCTCCCCGCCGGCGACTGTGGCGACGTCGTTCACCCGGCCGAACACGTCCGTGCTGAGCATGAGCAGCGGCGCGGGGACGCGGATGATCTCCTCATCCACCAGCACCGCGCAGGCCGAGCCGTACAGCAGCCAGTCGAGGGCGAGACCTGTCACAAGGTCCGCAGAAGATGTGAACCGTGTGGGCCTGCGCACAAGTGTCTCAGCCGGGGAACCAAACAGCCGCTCCCGGCCTCCGTCCTCAGCGCGGTAGACACGCCACGGGAGTGCAGCGACCGTGCTCGCCATGAACGACACGACCTTGCGCACGCTCGGCTGCGACTCCCACACGCTGCGGATGCTCACGCCGTTAGTGGCCCCGGCCATCGCGGATCGCCCCCGCACGCTCCGAAGCGTGATTGGGGGGTCAGCCACGGTCAGACGGGTAAGCGCCCCGCCTCTAGCCGTCAACGCCATCAGTCGTTCTCCTCCTCCGGCGCGATGGCGATTGCCAGCACGCTCCTCCAAGGCACCCACATGGTCAGCGCCTCCCCATCCAGCTCAGCCTCCAACCGAAGCACGCGCTTAACGCGCCACAGAATAAGACTTATCGGTCGGATTCTGACTGACAACTGAGTGTCATCAGTCAGCGCTACGGTCATGTGGGTTGGTGTCATGAGTCAATCCTACGGTGACTCACACCAGGAAGCCGGCACCGTGCTCGTCGCTGGCATCCTGGGCCTCCTTCTCGGCGTCGAAGATCATCGCCTGGCTCATTGCTGTCACCAGTGCAGCCACAAGGTCGATCTTCTCACCTGACTTCGCCTTGTCCGGCTTCACGTTGCCAGATGGGTCGCGCGCCACAGCGAGGTTGTCGATGCACCAGTCCGCGATCGGGTTGTCGTGGCCAAGGTCTCGCATGTAGACCAGCGCCTTCATCCGCTTCAGCGGGGCGCTCATCGACGCATAGCCTTGCCGTACCTTGACCATGGGCAGGCCCTGGCCATAGAGCGATGTCGAAAGCTGAGTGGCCGACCACGGGTCGAAGCCGATCGCCTCGACGCGCATCTCCCGGTCGTCTTCCTCGATGCGGCGCTGCACCACGTCATAGTCCAGGACGTCACCGGGCGTGAGCTCGAGAATGCCCTGCTCCACCCACCTTGACGCGGCGCCAAGCGTGCGCTTGTCCAGTGCCCTGAGGTTCTCCTCAGGGGTCCACGTGCGCCACACCGCCGACCACAGCGGGGTCCCCTTCGGGTCGCCTGGCTGCCGCGGGGTGAGCCAGCACAGCGCCGCGAGGTCCGAGACGCTCGCGAGGTCCAGGCCGCCCACGACCGGGCGACCCTCTAGGTCCTGGAGCGTCCTGAAGGGCGTAGGAGCGCTTCTGTCCCACTTGGGCAGGTCGATGTACCGGGCCGACTGCTTCAGGCGCCGGTTAAGCCTTAGACGCTCGAATGCGGCCCGCTCCTCCGGCCCCGTCTTGGCCTCCTCGGCCGCAGCGCGCATCGACTCGCGCGTGGGTGAGACGCCATAGCCGGGGTTCGCCCGCTTCCACGTCCCCTCATCAAACGGGTCCGCACCCCTCGGCGCGGCGAAGATCACCACGTAGCGACGCGACGGCTCGCCCCGGCAGTCGCTCTCGGCCCTTGATCTGCGAACTGCGTACGGCGTCATGGTGCCGCCTGCGTCCGCCGTCGTGATGACGAAGCCAAGCGGCTGCCGCCGAGCACCCGTTCCGGTCTCGAGAGACTGGATCAGGTCGAGGTCCTTGTGGACGTGCATCTCGTCAGCGAGGTAGCCGTGCGGGTTCGTCCCCTGGAGCGTGTCACCCACGCTCGCGACGGGCTTGATGACCGCGCCGTCGGCCGAGCGGATGATCTTCGACTTCCAGGCGCGTACGCCTGCGTCTGCCATCTGTGGCGATGCGCCGACCGCGAGCGCGATCGGGTCGTACGCGAGGCGGGCCTGGTCCTTCGAGCCGGCTGCGAGCAGCACCTGAGCTCCACCCTCACCGTCGGCGAAGGCCAGATAGACCATGATGGCCGCGCTCAGGGTGGTCTTCCCGTTCTTGCGGGGGACCTCAACCCAGGCATCGCGGTACCAGCGCACCGTCCTGCCGTCGGCGTCCTCAACTACCCACCCGAAGATGGGGGCCAGGACGTACGCCACCTGCCAGGGCGATGGCTCAAGCGGTTTGCCAGCCCACTCGCCCTGGGTGTGGCGGAGGGCACGCAGCGCCGCGATCACGCGGTCGACGCGCGCGGGGTCGAACCTTGCCCCCTGCTCCTCGCCGGGCTCGGGGGTGCGCCACAGCGGCTTCGTCCACTCGGGGACCTTGTAGCCGCGGCTCTCGCAGTACCAGCGGACTTCAGGTGAGAGGCCGTGGGCTCGGGCGCGGTCTGAAGTTGTAACGGCTGGCATGGGTCCAGGTTAGACAGCGAATGGGTTGCCGGCCTTCGCCTTCACTGACTCAGGTGCATCCATGGCCGCGCGGGCCACGAATGTCAAGCCCATCGTCTTGCACAGCCCCTCGATGACTCGAGCGTGCGTCGATGCGATTGAGAACGCTGGGTTGGCGACGGGGGTGCCCTTCTCGCTGTAGAGAATCACACCCTCGGCGCGAGCCGTGCCGACCGCGATCGTGTAGAGCTCGAGCTCCTGGACCAGGAGCGCCACCATTGTGGTGTCCGCGGCAGCCAGGAGGCCGCTCGCCTGGAGCGAACCCGTGATCTCGTCCCACAGGGGGTGGAGGTCGGCCCTCAGCGTCGAGGGCGGAGCCAGCCGGGCAGCGTCCCGCGGCAGCGCTGCCGCGGTGTGCATCGTGGCCTTCTCGGGCAGCGAGTTGTCCACGAGTCTGAGGCCCCGCGGCAGGCGGGCATCGCTCACGCTCTGTCCTGCTTTGCGGCTCATCCCCAGCTCCTAGGTAGTCGGTCGGTCGGTTGCATCGCTGGACGCTACCCCAGGTGAGTTCAGGCTTCGAGGTTCGTCGTGGGTCTGCGCCCAGCGATGCAACCAGCCTAGCACCCCGCCCGCGCGCAAGAGCACCCGAATGCCAGATTTTTGTCTTGAAATGACGGGCGCGCCTCATTTTCGCGAAAAAAATTTTTTGCGGAACGCCCCTCCCGGTTTTGGGATTGGTCCTCGGCTCCTGCTCGAGCTCTCAATCATGAGTAATCATCGAATCAGTTTGATCGTTTTTCAGTTCTCGGCGCGTGTGTGCCGTTTCGCTTTTTTAATTGACCCAAGTCGCATCGCGTGGAACGCGCGGCTTGCGCTTGCCCGCTCTGCCTCGCGCCTTGCGGGGTCGAGAGCTCTTACTCTTTCGGTTTGCCGCAGCGATTGCTGTCTTGCGTTCGTGGTGCTCGCGACAGAGCGCCTGAACATTTCCCTCATCGAGGAAGGCGCCCCCGTCGGTTATCTCCACGATGTGGTCCACCTCGGTGCTCGGTGCCGTGCAGCCAACCCACTGGCAGGAGGGGTGCGCCTGGAGGGTCCGGGTACGCAGGGAGGCCCAGGGGGCCCGGTCGGAGGGGTGGGTCTGGAGCCACCGGGTGTGTGCCGAGGGGGCCCGGGTCACGTGGGCGGGGCACCTCGATGCGCCGGAGGGGGTCAGGCGCGTGCACCCCGGGTGGGTGCATCTCGTGGGCGGCATGGTCGGCGGCATGGGCCCAGCATACACACCCCGGCCGGGGGGGGGAGCGCCTGGGGTGTGATCGTTGACGGCTCTCCCCGCGTATTACTTCTCTACATTCTATATTATAACCCTTTTATAACCCCCTCTCTCTCTATATTTTTTCTCTTAGTAGAAGGTAGTAGATAGTAGTATAGGGGGTTTTTCGTTGAGATTCTGCGGCTGCCGGGGGTGATTGGTTCGCTGCGATTGGCTTGGTTGAACCGATCCGATGGACACGGGCGGTCCTGGGGCAGCGTTACCTGCGACACCCGTTCCGTTATCGTTTTCCCAGGTTTCTTTAATCCACGTGGCGGTTATAAAGGTTCTGTTACCAAAAACGGGGGGTGCTCGCTTGACCCACTTCATCCAATCCCGATAGCGTGTGACCACAACCGACCCCTACCTCCGGAGACACCGTGACCACAAGCAACACGTTCCGCGTCAACGTCGCCCGCCCCCTCGCGTCCGGGCACTACAGCCCCGACGAGTGGACCCTCGACACGGTCGAGGACTTCGTGCGGGGCGCCCAGATCCTGGAGAAGGACCCGCACATCGTCCCCGGGGTCTTCGTCGGCGTCCTCAGCGGCCACCGGGCCACCGCAGCCAGCGTCCTGTCCCACACCGCACTCGTCCTCGACCTCGACACCGCGGTCCCGCGGGACGTTCCCAGCCGCGTCGCCGCCCTGGGCTGGGAGGCGGTGACCTACACGACTGCCTCTCACACCGAGGACGCCCCCCGTCTGCGCGTCATCGCCTTGGTCTCCCGCCCTGTGACCCCCGACGAGTACAAGCGCCTGTTCCGCTGGGCCGGTACCGCCCTGGGCGTTGAGCTGGACCCCAGCGCAGCCGCCGGGGCGCACCGGTTCTTCCTCCCGCACATCGTCCCCGGGTCTGAGGCCGAGCTCTTGGGCCCCCTGTCCTGGCGCAGCCACGGCGAGCCCATCGACGTCGAGCCCATCGTGGCCGAGGAGCCGCAGCCTCAGGAGACCGCGGGCCAAGCGCCCAAGGCCGATGCCCCCGCGCGCCGCCGTGACCCGCTCTCCCTCCCGGGAGTGGCCGGGGCCTTCAACAGGGCCTACACGCTGGGGGAGGCCGTTGAGGCGTTCGACCTCCCGTACCGACCCCTCGGCCACGGATTCATCCACATCGACTCGATGCAGAGCCAGCCCGGGCTGACCCCGTTGAACGAGGAGCGCACCCTGTGGTTCGACCACGCGGGGTCGTCCCCGACGCACGGGCAGACCATGAGCGTCTTCGACGTCGTGGCGGAGTGGCGGTACGGCCTTCAGTCTGAGGGAACGACCGATGACCCCAGCCAGCCTCCGGCCGAGCGCGCGTCCCGGGTGCTGCTCGGTGCTGACGCCGCGCAGATGCCGTCAGTGGTCGCTGAGCTGTCCACTGACGTCTTCTCTGAGCCCCCCGAGAGCCCCGACGACGCCGCCCCTGCACCGGCACAAGGCTCTGCACGGCTGGCCTCCACTGAGGCGTGTGAGGCCGCCCTGAGCCCTCGCAACGCGAAGACCGGGCGACGGAGCCTGAGCGACGCCGCGGACCGTAAGGCCCTCGTCGAGCTCGACCCCCTTCTGGCCTCGCGGGCCATCTCCGCGATGGGTCGCCGCCCTGGCTGGCGCGTGCGCCCGCCGTGGGCCAGCCGGTCGGAGCTTTTCGAGCAGGAGCGTGCCCGCCTCGGCCTGTACCCGGACACTGACGAGGACGAGGCAGCCGTTCAGCAGTATCTCGGCGCGACGTACTGTGGGGATGTCCCGCCCATGACTGCGGTCCGGGAGATCCTGTCCCTTGCGGCATCCCTGCCCGGGCGAGAGGTGGACCCTCTCACCGGGTACCTCAGTGGGCTCAGGTGGGATGGCGTGAAGCGCCTCTCTGGCGGGGCCGTTGCCCTGGATGAGGTCCTCCCGGGCGTCCCGTGGGAGGACAAGGCTGAGCGTGAGTGGGCGTCGCGCGCCGTGCTGCGTGCGTGCGTGGCCGCCGTCGCCCGCGCGTTCAGGCCCGGGCACCAGGTGGACTCCTCTCTGGTGCTCGTCGGCCCGCAGGGAACACGCAAGACGTCGTGGGTGCGCTGGCTCGCGGGCCCGTGGTCGGCGGCACTGCCTGACATCCTCTCCGGGGACGCGGACCTGTTCGATCCGTGCCACAAGGCTTGGATCGTCGAGGCGGACGAAGGCTTTGCTGTTACCCGCGGGGGAAGCCGCTACGGGGATGCGCTAAAGCGTTTCCTTACGGCCCGCTCAGACACCTGGCGGCCGAAGTACGGGCGAACTTCGCGCACTATGGCACGTCGTTTTGTCGTCTGGGGTACGACAAACCATGAGGACTTTTTGGCGAATGAGGAGGGAAATCGGCGGTATTGGCCGATCAGGATTACGCGCACTATTCCGATCGAGCTGCTCACTGAATATCGCCGCGATCAGATCTGGGCAGAGGCGGTACATCTTTATCGCGCTGGAGAAAAGACATGGATGTCCGAGGCGGAGGAGCAGCGGATGCAGTCTGAGCGGGCTAGCCGGGCCACCGAGGAGGACCCGCTGCTAGGCCCCGTGTCCCGGTACGTCTCCACTCCGCGGCCCGAGGGCTTCGCCTGGATGGGGAAGCAGGAGCGCGAGACGGCGATGCTGGTGCAGGACCCATCGTGGACCCCGCAACCGGTATCAGCCCCGGCGATGCTGGTGGACCTGCGCGATGAGATCCCCGCCCGGACGACGGTGCGGGCCATCACCCGGGCGCTGCGCGAGGTCGGCAGTCAGCCGCTCGGGCAGAAGTGGGGCCCAGGCCGCCGCGGTGGCCGCATCGCGGTGTGGTCCCCGGCCTTGACAGACGATGAGTCGGCCAATACGCTCGAATAGATGCTGAGTCATCACAACCCAACACCGATCCAGAGAGAAAAACCCCATGGCTAAGATCACACTGCACGTCACCCCCACGGACGCCACCGAGCTGGTCGCGATCACCGCTGCGCTCGCCCCGTTCGTCTCCGCCGGCGCCCCGGCCCCTGCCGAGGCTGAGGGGGCCCCCAAGCCGAGGCGCCGCGCCCCCCGCAAGGCCAAGCCGGACGAGGAGCCCAAGGCCAAGCCGGCCGAGGAGCCCAAGGCCAAGCCGGCCGAGGAGCCCAAGGCCAAGCCGGCCGAGGAGCCTGCTCCTGTCCCCCCTACCGAGCCCGCCCCCTCCACGGAGCCGACCTCCGATGGGGCGCTAGGGTCCCGCGAGGCGCTGATCGACGCCATGCGTAACGCGCTGAAGGCTGGCAAGCGCGCCGAGGTCGCCCAGACCCTCCAGGAGTTCGGGGCCGCGCGGGCGACCGAGCTGAAGGATGAGGACGTGGCCGCCGCTACCGCGATGATGGTGGCGCTGTGATGCGCGTCGATGACCGGGAGTTCCGCCACAACAGCCAGCCTCTCAGGCCGGAGAACTGGGTCGGCCTTGAGGTAGACCCGGAGGGTGTCTCATTTGCCGAGACCGTCGAGGCCCATTTCGCCTACAGGCGGGTGGCTATTGACTACCCCAAGGCGATCAGCCTGACCAACCGAATCGGTATAGCGGCCAGCCTCCAGGTGACGGCCACCATCCTGGCGCTGCACATGTCCCGCGAGTTTCGGGTAGGGGACGCGCGACTCCTCATGCTGAACGCGTACAGCACCGCGAAGGCGCTGGGCCCCCTCCCGATTTCACTGGTCACGGCGGAGACGGTGCCCGCTGTGGACGCCGCGCTCGAGTTCGCCATGGACGACATCGCGGTCCCCTGGGTGCTGGTCGACTTGCTGCGACTCATTGAGGGGGTACGGCCGTGACAGGTCCCGCATCGCACGCGAAGCTTGGTCCGTCCGCGGCCAAGCGCTGGGTGACCTGCCCTGGGTCAGTCGCAGCGATCGCGGCCTGCCCGGTCGAGGACACCACGTCCGAGGCGGCCGCTGAGGGCACGGCGGCCCACGCCTTGGCCGAGATTCTTCTCACGGAGCGCATCGAGCTGAATGGCCGGGGCGACCTGATGAAGGCATGGGCCTCCGAGTACGGAGAGAAGTACAACGCCAATGTGCTGAAGGCCGGCGTCATGCCCTACGTCGACAAGGTGTCCGACGCCTGGCAGGAGCTCGGCGGCCGCAAGCGCGCTAGGCTCCTGCTCGAGCAACGGGTCTTCGTCATCGACGGCGTGTACGGCACTGCTGACGCCGTGATCATCTCGGACAAGGGCGTGCTGCACGTCCTCGATCTGAAGTTCGGGCGGGGTGTACGCGTCGAGGCCGAGGACAACCCGCAGCTGCGGTGCTATGCCCTCGGTGCCCTTCAGGATGCCGAGCTGGAGCGGGACATCCGCGAGGTGCAGATGACCATCGTCCAGCCTCGGTACAAGGACGGTGGGCACATCTCGACGGCAGTGATGACCGCCGAGGCGCTGCACGCGTGGGGCGAGGAGCTGGCCGCGGCGGCCGAGGCGACCAAGGTCGAGGGTGCCCCGCGCGTCCCCAGCGAAGGCGGGTGCCTGTTCTGTCCCGCGGCGCCGTGGTGCCCCGAGCGGGCCGCGTTCATCGCTGAGGCGGTCGGGCTCGATGCCTCAACGGGGCTGACAGCTGACCCGGTGGACTACTCGCCAGCGGTGCTGGCCGAGGCGATGAACAACGTCGAGGCCGTCGAGGGCTGGTGCAAGGCGGTGCGCCGCGAGGCGATCCGGCAGGCCAGCACCGAGGAGGGCCTGCCTGGCTGGCACCTGAAGCCCGGCAGGGCTAGGCGCTCGGTCACCGTGGGGGCCGCCCAGGCGCTCGTGGACCTCGGCATGCTGAGTGAGGACGAGGCGTTCACCCGATCGCCAGCCACGCTGAGCAAGCTGGAGAATGCCGTGGGCGGGCGCAAGGCCCTGGACGCTGCCGTGGGGGACCTGCTGAAGCTGAGCACCTCGGCTCCGACCCTGGCAAGGGACGAGTGACACTCACCGCACATAACCGAATGGCCCCAGCGCTTGACACAGTGTTGGGGCCATTCGTATGCTCGACCACATGAGAACCACAAGAACAGCGACGTGGCTGACCGCCACCGTGTCCATCTTCATCACCCTCCTCCTCTCCCTCGCCCCCGTTGGCGCGGCCGCTGCGGAGGGCGGGGCCCCCCGGGTCACCGTGTCGGACCTGACCCTCCAGCGGGTGGACCGCACCGGCGCCGCCGTTGACGGCGGCCTGACCCTCTGGTCCAACGCCCGCCTCGGCTTCAGCTGGTCCGGAGACCCGAAGCCCGGCGACTCCTTCACCATCGGGCTCGGGGACAACTTCTCGGCCCTCGGCTCCGGCGAGACCAAGCCGCTCACCATGCCAGTCGCTGGCCAGGACGTCGAGATCGGCACCTGCGAGCTGAGCAGCCACGACGTCACCTGCACCTTCAGCGACAAGGTCGACAGCCTCCGTTCCGAGGGCTACTCCGACTTCCATGGCACCGGCTTCGCCTTCGTGGTCGCGTCTAAGGTCCTCGCCGCAGGTCCCGCGGCCATGACCGCCAACGGCGTCGTGACTCAGGTCCCCACGCCCGACGGCGAGGGCATCGTGGGTCCGCAGGACAGCCGGTGGACCCTCGCCAAGTGGGGCTCCAACCCCTATGCTGGAGGTACCCGTGTTGACTGGGGAGTCGACTTCGGCGCCAACGACGAGACGGCTGCCAAGCTTGGCAAGACCTTCGACGGCAGCTCCCAGACCATCACCTTCACTGACACCCTCGGCGAGGGCACGCGCTTCATCACCGACGAGCCCGGCAGCACCGTGTGGGTGCGCCGCGTGAACGGCTCAGACGAGCAGCTCGGTACCGTCTCGGCTGCAGGAGAGTTCACCGTTGCAGCCACCTACGGCGAGGACGGGCGCACTGCCACCTACACCGTGACCGGGCCGTTCCAGAACGGCGCCAACTACCAGCTGCGGTACCCCACTCGCTTCGCTGACGAGCAGGGGCGGCCCACCAAGGCCGTTGTGGGCAACCAGTACTTCAACCACGTCGAGCTCGACGGCGGAGCGATGAAGGAGGGCGCCTGCGTGGTGGTGCAGCAGGGCTTCGGTGTTGACGCTGGCGCGGACCTGGCCCCGAAGCCTGAGCCGACCCCGTCGGTTGAGCCCAAGAAGCCTGAGCCGACCCCGTCGGTTGAGCCCAAGAAGCCTGAGCCG